CCTTTCTTGGTTCCGTTAAGAGGCGGACGACCTTTCTTTGTACCGTACGTTCCTTTACCTTGTGGCATTACCAAACTCCAGGGATAAGTTGACCAGTCAGTGCATAAGCACCTAGTGCTGCCATGACACCTAGCATTGCCAGACGACCATTGAGCAGCTCAGCATTAACGTTGTGATTCACTTTAGTTTCATCCATATACATGCGTGGTTCTGTAGGCCAGATCTGAGTATCGTTCATCAGAAGTTGTACTTCAGACCTGCCTTAGTTCCGTAGCTAGTAGTATCACCAGTCAGGAAAGACACCTCTCCATATACAGACAGTGCATCGTTGATTCCATACGAGCCGCCTGCTTTACCAGACAGTTCAATGTCACCGTCTTCTCCATCAGGAGCCAAAAGGGCAGGTCCTCCCTGCACATACCAGTTAGCACCTTCGTAACCAACGTGTACATCTGTCGCGGAGCCGGTGAAATCAGACCCCGAATATCCAGAGTTCATTTCTACATTCGCGTAAGGTCCGGCTTGTGCTGCACCAGCAGCAGAGATCAAGAGGCCAGTAATAATAATAGATTTCATGTTAAGTAAGTAAGGGGTGTAAATTAAAAGTTGAGATCTGAACGATCAAGTTTTTCTAGCAAGTCATTACGATATGCAGGATCTGATTCGTAACGTGAATCACTCATTGCCGCGACAAGTTCTGCCTGGCTACGGAATACATCAGAGGAGCTAGCGTTGGCAGACTTGCCAGATAGCATCCTGCCTTCGTATCCATTAGAAGAATCGTATTGAGCCTTAAGACCATTAACCATCATTTGAATAGCTGTAGAGTTTCCGGTTGCGATGATGTTGTCAAAGGCATCAACTTGATCAGGGTCTAGATTTTCACCAGCCCACTGCATGACATTGTCATAAGCCTGATCACCACCAACAGAGTTCTTGATGGAATTAACTTCTGACTCACTGAGTTCTTCAGCCACTGCTTCAGGAGCATTAGCTTGAATGTTCATGTAAGCTTCGACAAGTTCTTGACTACTCATCTCTGAGAATTTAGACATCATCTCTTCAGACAACTTTCCATTCTCTGCATACTCTGTAGATGCATCGGTGATTAAGGATTGAGCAGGAGAAACTTCAGGCTCAGATTCATTAACCTGCTCATCAGCAGGCTCACCAGCTTCCTCTTCTGTATCGCCCAACTTTTTCTGTAGTTCGATGTAAGCTTTCTCTAGCTCTTCAGCATTGGTGTATTTACCAGCCAGTAACTGCTCTTGTTCTTCTTGTAGTTGCTCTCCTATCTGAAGTGATTCTTGCTCATCAGGAGTCAGTACTTCAGCTTCAGGGGTGTTGTCGTAGGTTAGAGTTTCTGCCATTATTCAGTAGGTTGTTCTTCAGGTTCACCCATCATGGCTTGTTCAGCCATTGGTGATTTAGATAGTTGACCAGCTTGATCGACAAGTGATTGTCCTAGCTGATCTTGTTGTTGTTGCTGCATCTCTTCGTTAAGTTGCTCTTCACTCTTGATAAGATTGAGTGCATCAATACCTTGTGCAGCTGCTAGTCTTTTGACAACTTCAGAAGGGTTGATATATTTCATCAAAGCTTCTGGACCTAAGGTCTGAGCAATGGTGCCCATAAAGTTGGCAAGGCTTTCACGGTCTTGACCACGACCCAAAGCATTTACACCAGCCACAATCTGTGGACGTACAAACTCTTTAGGGATCTTTGGTAACTGACCATTACGTTGCAGGACAAGCATGATCCTGTTCAGGTATGGAACAAGGAACTCAACAGTCAGCAAACTAAAGAGTCCACCTAGTTGTTGTTCTAGTTCAAGCTGAGTGAGGCGTACCTCTTCAGCCGTTGTTCGCTCTGATTGTCTGATGTTGAGTTGAAGGAATGCTTCACCAACACGACGTTCAATTTGCTGTGCCAAGTTGGCAGCAGTTGCAAAGTCAGCAGTCTTACCAACCTGTACAACTGATACATCATCAGGTCTGCCCTGGATGATTGCACCGTTACCAGCTTTAGCAAGCGTTGCTGGTTTAGTAGTACTTGATGGTGACACCATGAACACTACCTTTGCTGCAGCAGCAGAGCCTTCGATCAAGGCTTGGCTAAGTGCATCGAGTGCACGGTAGTCACCAAGGAATTCCTCTACCCTGCCTCGTCCGTAATCCTCACCATCAACAGTGTTGAAGCGAAGAGGTAACCAAGGACTGGCATTCTTAGGTGCCGTACTACGGCTACCTGGAATCACTTTGTCAAAGACTTCTTGATGCCATACCCAACGTCCATTATCTAGACGTACATAGGTATAGACATCGACATCATCATCCTTAGATTCAGAGTCATCTACAACACGCTTGGAGTCAGCAGCAATATCTCCTAGCAGTTCTTTACTGATCATTTCTTTAGTGACGATCTCAATCACACTCCCGTTACCGTCGCGGTTGACCACGAAACGGTTTAGTGGAAAGTTTTTTAGACCATCTTTGCCCATAAAGATAAGGGCGTTGCCACCAACAATCAGATGTTTGATTGCTTGATGGACTACTACACGATCATTAGAAGCAGCAATGAAGTCCATGATAATCCGCTCAATCTTGCTGAACGAAAGGTCCAGCTCACTGCGAATCTCAGGGGAGTCCATCTCACCCAACTTGTCGTCGCGTACCTGTAGTTTGAAGAAGGTGGTTTGAGGAGGTAGCAAAGCAAGCATCAACTTGGATGCCAGGCTTACTACATTCTTTGCACCGATTGACTGCCACGGCATAGGTAGCCGCTTACGTGAATTGGTGGTACTCGTATCATCAGTTAGCAGGTACGGCAATGTAAGTTCCGAACATTCAATAGCCGTATTCAGGAACTGACTACGGGTAGATGAAAGGCGGTCATAAGCCATACGTGCACTAAGCATTTAACCCTCCGGTCTTACCACCAGTTGATGGATTGTTTAGAGGAATGCGTAGGCTGTCTGCAGTACGTCCAGCTCGTGCTCGTGAAGAGTCAGATTTCTTTTTACCGTACTTGACATTAGGTTTTGTATTGTCTGTATCTGCATCCAATGGTTGTGGAGTAGGCAGAGGTTTAGGAGCTGGCGGTGCTGGTGGCGTTGGTGGTGGTGGAGCCGGTGGTTTAACTTCTGGTGGCTTTGGTCTGCTTCCGAAAATACACATTAGTTTTTATCGAGTCGATTGATTAACCATTCGACAACAGAACGCTGTCCAGACTTATACATAATCTGGCTTAGGTTATTGTCAGGTGATGGTGTTACGTTAGGAAAAAACTCCTCCATTTCCTGGAGGATTTGATCAGGACTTGGGCCAAACAAAGGCTCAAGCGTATTGGGGGAGATTGACATTACTATGTTCAAAGAAGGCTGGCATACGTGCAGACTTAGTAAAGGAAAGCTCAGGAGCCTTGCCTTGATACATCAGGTTGTCACTGGAATCCAGCCAAAATTTTTTGTCTAAATATTTATCGGTATTACTACCAAGTGGTTGCATTACCCAATTAATAGTTGCTTTACGTAGTTTGTCTAGACTTGGAGAAACCTCCAGTCCTAGTTCTCTACATACAATTGAATTAGTTGCAACGTGAATCTGTTCGTCTCGTGAGATATCTGCACTCACGGTACGCATTCCACTGTCACCATTAGCGCGGAGCAATGGTAAAAGAACGAAGAAAATTGCACGCTCGGCAACCATCGCTTTGAGGATCGTATGATCCGGATGCGCTGTCCAAGCATCACGTAGCCGTAACGCTTCAGCTTCAGCCTTTTGATCAACCCCGTAAGCATTGGCAATGTAACCAAGTGCCAAGTCGTGGTTCTCCTCGTCTTTGATGTTTGACTCGAGAATCTCTCGCGATGACTCCGGTACGTCGGTAACCAATGCATCACGAATAAAATCTCCCACAGGTAGTTCCATATGTCGCAAAGCAAGTGCACGGAGCAACGTTTCGTGTGCACCCTCCTTGCATGTACCAGCAGTTGTTTGTACTGGTGTCCATTTCCGTTTCCGGCTTAGTAGTTTTTGATAAGGATTCATTCTTGACAATCACATTGAAGTTCTTCATTTAAAATGTCCTCTAAATAGCTGTCCACTTCTGACTCATCCAATGCAGCATATGCATTAGTTTTATCTTGTGTATCGCTCATAACTTGGAGCGAATAATAGAGGCTAGTTTGCGGGGACCGTAGCCACTCTTCCACGAATTCATTGTCGTAGGTTACAACGTCACTCCAAGAGTTAAAGCTATATCCATGAAGAAGCCCTGTGCTGTCGAACAATGTCATCAGTCCGTCAGCGACTGCCTTATAGGCATCCCAACCGACCTCTGATGCAATCTCAACATCACCATAATTATATGTTTGTACACCGAACGTGCCGCTATCACGGTCCACAGTACGGCTGATAGGTGGTGCAATTTCTGGGGTAGCTGTGAAACCATCTAGATCTTTTGATCTGTAGCTACACGATGCAGTAGGGGCAATTGCAAACGCCCTATCCATATTGTGTGACCTAGCAACACGTGCTGCAAGGTTGATGCCTAGCTTTAGCTGTACTGCTAGTTCATATGCTGGTGTACGAATTACTTCACCACTATTAAGGCAGCGAAGTCCTTCACCAAACTGTTCATACGTTACGCCGTACCGCCGTAGGAGATTTGCGAGGCCGAGTACTCCCAGTCCGACTTGTCTGTCTGTTTCGCTTGGGAGATATTCTCCTGAATCGCTAACGCCAGTTCGACCATGGAGTTGGCACAGTTCTGACATCCCTTCAGTGAAAGCTCTTGGAATGTCGTCAAATTCACAGGCACCGAGATTGACATGCTGCAAGAGACAGGTGCCTCGGCTTGGCAAGTACACTTCAAGACATACATTCCCACGGATTCTTTTTCCATTTTTGTCATACTTAACTTTGTTTAACCAGATGTCACCTGACTTGATTCCGTGTAAGAGTTGTTCCTTAAACGTACAATTCTGCCACCATTCATCTGTGATGTTGATGCATCGTTTGATCCATGGCAACTCTGAGCGTGGTGTAGTAATAAACTCAAGAGCATCATCATGCCGGAGATCAATGTGGCACACCACAGCGCCATTTTTGTATACACCACCTCTCCTTAGTACTTCATTTAACGTTGAGTAGATTCTCGCAAAAGAGACCGGTCCAGATGCAACCAATCCTTTTCC